TTCGGCGTCACGCCGAAGAGCATCCTGCACGTCGGGGCGCACCTCGCCGAGGAGGCGGCGGCCTACCAGGCGGCGGGCGTCGACCGGGTGCTGTGGGTCGAGGCGAACCCCGAGCTGATGGGCACCCTGCGGGACAACGTCGGCCACTACCCCGGCCAGCGGGTGCTCCAGGCCGCCGTGTCCGACACGGACGGGGCGACGGCCACGCTGCACCTCTGCACCTTCACGATGGCCTCGTCCCTCCTGGCGCCGAAGGAGCACCTCATCACGTACCCGGGGATGCCCTACCCCCGGTCGCTCGAGGTGGAGACGGTCACCATCGACACCCTCCTCCGGGAGAACGGCTACGGCCTCGGCGGCTTCGACTTCCTCAACATCGACATCGAGGGCGCCGAGCTGCTGGCCTTCAAGGGCGCGGAGGAGACGCTGCCGCACCTCAAGTGGATCTACCTGGAGGTGAACACCCGGGAGATGTACGAGGGGTGCGCCATGGCGGACGAGGTGGACGCCTACCTCGGCGAGCGCGGCTTCGCGCGGGTGGTGGACGCGGACGAGGGCTGGGACCACGGGTTCCGCGATGCGCTGTACACGAGGCACGGGTGGGAGGTGACGCCCCCCGATGCCTGACCCTCAGGTGCATCTCATCGTGTTCTCCAAGGACCGGCCGCTCCAGCTCCACGGGATGCTGACCTCGGTCTTCCGGCACTGGCTGGGAGCGTTCACCGTCAGCGTCCTGGCGCGGAACGCCCCCGAGTACGAGTCCGCCTACTGCGCGGTCGTCGCCGAGTTCGAGGACCGGGTCGTCTTCCAGCGCGAGCGCGACTTCGCCGCCGACCTAGAGCCCCTCTTCGGCGAGGCGGACGCGCCCCTCCTCGCCTTCGGCTGCGACGACGTGGTGTACACCCTCCCGGTCGACGTCCGGGTGGTGGCGGCCGCCTTCCGGGATGACCCCGGCCTGCTGGGGGTGTCGCTGCGGCTGGGCCGGCACACCCGGGCGGACATGTTCGGGCGGCCGCTGGCGCAGCCGGCGTTCGCCGTCCCCAGCGGGGTGGTGCGGACCTTCGAGGAGTACACGCCCGACCTGGGGGCGCCGGACCTCGCCTGGGACGCCGCCGCGGGGGCGGGCGACTGGGGCTACCCGTGGGAGGTGCTGGGCACCGTCTACCCCGCCGAGTACGTGCGGGCCACCGTCGCCTCCCTCCAGGGGGTGCAGAACCCCTCCACGCTGGAGAACGCCGGGTGGCTCCACTGGTGGGAGCACGCCGGGGGGCGCTCCCGGATGCAGGCGTTCGCCCAGGCCCGGCTGGTGGTGCCCACGGTCAACGTGGTGCAGAGCGTCTTCGGCAACGGCATCGTCGGCCCGGGGGGGATGGACCCGGCGTTCCTGCTGGACTGCTGGAACCGGGGTCTGCGGCTGGACGTCGACCGCTACCGGGGCATGACCCCGCCCTCGTGGCGGGTGGGGGACTTCTTCCTCCGGAGGGCGCCGTGAAGCGGTGGGAGTACCGGCAGTCAGCGTTCGCGGAGCCTTCCTTCTACCCGGAGAACGACGGCATCCCGGTGCTGCCGTGGGTGGCGCGACGGGACGGCAGCGCCGCCCCCTTCGGCTCCGAGCAGGACTGGCTCACCGCGATGGGCGCGGAGGGGTGGGAGCTGCTTTACACCGAGCCCCACTCGTTCCCGGGGCGCGTCGCCGTGGCCTATGTCCCGACCGGCTCCAACTACCAGGACGTGCGGGGCGTGGGACACATCCCCGCCAAGCGGTGGACCTTCCGGCGGGAGGTGGGGGGCTGATGGGACTCTACCGCGACATCCGCACGTGCATCCTCGCCTACGTGGACAGCCAGGAGGAGGTCGCAGACCTTCACCGGCTGCAGCTCGCCCTCGTCGGCTTTTGCCAGCCGGTGCTTGATGCAGCACGAGTCGGTGACGAAGCGCCGGAGCGCCTGTTGGCTGCAGCCGAGGGGTTGATCCACGAGTACGGCGCGGGCTACCGAAGCGACGCCGAGTTGTCCGAGGGGCTTGCGCGGATAGCGGCCCAGCCGGAGTCGAGCAACCTCATCCTCGACGTGGGGAAGTGGGTGCCCTAGTGGACCGCTGCTGGGCTTACACCCTCGCCTACAACGAGGGCGACTTTATCGCCTACTGGGTGCGCCACTACGCCTCGTTCTGCGAGCGGGTGACCGTCTTCGTGGACGCGGACACGGACGACAGCACGGGCGCCCAGGCGTGGGCGCACGGGGCGGACGTGCGGCGGGCGCGCACCAACGGGCTCGACGACGAGGGCTTCGTGGCCTTCGCCCGGGAGCACTACCCGGAGGCGCGGGGGCGGGCCGCGTGGGTCATCTGGGTGGACGCCGACGAGATCCTCTACCACCCGCACCTCCCGGCCCGGCTGGACGCCCTCCGGGCGCAGGGCGTCACCCGCCCGGTGGTGCAGGGCTACCAGATGGTGGCGACGGCGCCGCCGTCCGGCAGCGGGCACATCTGGCAGCAGATCACCAAGGGCCTGCCCGCCGCCGAGTACAGCAAGACGTGCGTGTTCGACCCGGCGCTGGACGTGGCCTGGACGCCGGGGAAGCACCACGCCACCGTGACCGGCGCGGACGTGCGGGACGACGGGAGCGACCCCCTGAAGCTGCTGCACTACCGCTACCTGGGCGAGGCGTGGCTGGTGCAGCGGAATGCGCGCAACTTCGCCCGCTGTACCCCCGCCAACCTGGAACGGCGGCACGGGGTGGAGACGTACCCGGACTACCAGGGGGTGTACTCGCCGGCCTGGTTCGCGGAGCAGACGGCGAACGCCGAGGAGGTGGTGGGGCCGTGATCGACCTGTTCCGGGTCTCCATGTCGGAGCGGGCGGGCGCGGGCGCCGCCGAGGTGCTGGCGTCCGGCTACATCGGCCAGGGGAAGCACGTCGACGCCTTCGAGCGCGAGCTGAAGCTGGTGTTCGACGCCGAGCGGGACGTCCTCACGCTCAACTCCTGCACCAGCGCGCTGGACCTGGCCCTCCGCATGGTCAACCCCGGCCCGCCGGGCGACGGGGGCTTCGTCGTCTCGACGCCCATGACGTGCAGCGCCACGAACAGCCCCATCGTCACGCAGGGGCACCGCCTCCTGTGGGCGGACGTCGACCCCGTCACGGGCCTCATCGACCCGGAGAGCGTGGCGCGCATCCTGGCGACGCCCCTCGGCCCGACCGTGCTGGCCGTGGTCGCCGTGGACTGGGCCGGGCGGATGTGCGACTACAACGCCCTCCGCGCGGTCTGCGACCCCTACGGCGTCCCCATCATCGAGGACGCCGCCCACGCCCCCCTCGCCACGTACCACGGGCGCTACCAGACCCGCGTGGGCGGGGACTACATCTGCTGGTCCTTCCAGGCCATCAAGCACCTCACGACCGGCGACGGGGGCGCCCTCCAGTGCCCCACCTCGGAGGCGACGGAGCGCGCCCGGCTGCTGCGGTGGTACGGCCTCGACCGGCGGAGCACGGCGGACTTCCGGTGCGAGCAGGACATCGAGGAGGTCGGGTTCAAGTACCACATGAACGACATCGCGGCGATCATCGGGCGGGTGAACCTGCCCCACCTCGGCGGGGTCGTCCGCGCCCACCGGGGCCACGCCAGGTTTTACGACAAGGTGCTGGGCGACCTCCCGCCGGAGCGGGTGCAGCTCCCGCCGCCGGACGCCGGGAGCAGCTACTGGCTCTACACCGTGCTGGTCGAGGACCGGGCCGCCTTCCAGGCGCACCTCCTGGACCGGGGGATCGCCACCAGCCAGGTCCACCGGCGGAACGACCACCACCCCGCCTTCAAGGCCGCGGAGCACCCCGCCAGCGATGCGCGGCCCGGTCTCGAGCACTTCGCGGCCCACCAGGTGAGCATCCCCGTGGGCTGGTGGCTCTCTGCGGACGACCTGGCGCGGGTGGCGGAGGCGGTGCGCGAGTGGGCGCTGCGCGGATGAACGGCCCCCTGCTGGTGGTCCACCCCGGGGCGGACTGGTCGACGGGGGACATGTACCAGGGCCTCGTCCCGGCGCTGAAGCGGCTGGGCGTGCCGGTGGTGGAGTTCCCCCTGAACGCCACGCTCCAGCTCTCCGGCGGGTACTTGCACTACCTGCACCGCCGGGCGCGGCGCTACGGCGGCCCGCTGCGCGACGTCCGGCCCACGGTGGGGGACGTGCTCTACCACGCGAGCGCGCAGGCCATCGAACGCGCCCTCCTCTTCGGGTGCGAGTGGGTCGTGCTCATGACGGGCATGTACTTCTCCCTGCGGGTGCTCAAGATGCTGCGCCGGGCCGGCCTCAAGATCGCCGTCCTCCTGTCGGAGAGCCCCTACGACACCTCCTCGGAGTTCGCCTTCGCGGCGGAGGCCGACCTGTGCTGGACGACGGAGCGCACCGCGGTGGCCCCGCTGCGGCTGGCCTGCCCCCGGACGGGGTATCTGCCCCACGCCTACGACCCGGCGAAGCACCGCCCGGACGCGCCCCTGCCGGCGGACGAGGCGGCGCTGCCCGCGCACGACGTGGTCTTCGTCGGCTCCGGCTTCCAGGAGCGCGTCGACCTCCTCTCGGCCGTGGACTGGACGGGCATCGACTTCGGCCTCTACGGCGCGTGGCGGGGGGTGGGGCCCCGGCACCGGCTGCGGCAGCACCTGCGGGGGCAGGAGGTGGACAACGCGGTGGCCGCGGCCCTCTACCGGAAGGCGAAGGTGGGGCTCAACCTGTTCCGCTCGAGCGTGGGCCACGCCGGCCCGCGCGCGGTGCGGATGCACGGGGCGGAGAGTCTGAACCCCCGGCTGCTGGAGCTGGCCGCGTGCGGGGCCTTCACGGTCTCCGAGTGGCGGCGGGAGGTGGGGGACGTGTTCGGCGGGGCGGTGCCCACGTTCCGGGACGCCGCCGGGCTGGAGACGCTCCTGCGGGAGTGGCTGCCCCGGGACGCCGAGCGGGCCTCCCGCGCGCGGTCGCTCCCGGGCCGGCTGGCGGGGCGCGACTTCGACGCGATGGCCCGCACGGTGGCCCGCGACCTGGTGAAGGCGGACGCCGACGGGGAGCCGTGGGCGCCGCTGGAGGAGAGGCTCGGTGTCGCCTGAGGACCGGAAGTTGGCCGAGGGAAACATCCGGGGGCTACTCCAGATGATCCGCGCGTGGCAGGACTGGCTCAAGTCGAAAGCACGACCGGAGATGAGTGCACCGTGTTCGTCAACGCTTCCAGATCAGGGAGTTCACCGTGAGCCCTGACGTGCTCCCGCGCCGCCGCCAGCAGACGGTCATCGAGGAACAGAGCGATCACCTCACCGGCCAATCGGTGGGCGCGGGTGTGCTCAATCCGCGTCATGGCGATCAGGTTCTCGGGCCGGTTGTCCATCTTGTCGCCGTTGATGTGGTGGACGAGGACGCCCGGCGGCAGCGTCACCCCGCGCGACCGCTCGTAGACCATCCGGTGTTCGGGGACGTGCCCGTCCCGGTTCGCGGACGGGTAGTCGGGCAGGTAGACCCGGACGTAGCCGTCTTTGTGGGTGTACCGCCCGCCTTGCCAGCGCGGGTGCGCCGCACCCGTCTTGCCTCGGATGGCGTGTCCCACGAGGAAGCGTTTGGGGTAGCCGCGGTACTCGCCCCGCTCAGTGCGCGAGCGCGTCGCGATCGTCGTCGGCGCTCCGCACCCGCACGCACACAATCCGCTCGGAGGCGTCCAGTCAGCGGGGGGCGCCTCCCGCTCCTTCAGTTTCGCCTCGCGCAGACGCTCAAGCCGCAACCCGCCCAACATCCCGACGCGCAGGTAGTGCTCACGGATGTACTTGGGCGGACGCGACCGATGGGAGGGCTTCCATGGGATGACTTGGCCGCAGCCGCACTGGCAGTAGAATGTGGGGGTAGCACTCACCGAGTAATCTCCGCTCCAGGCACGCCGCCTACCACGTCGGCAACCCCGCCGACCGCATGGGCTCTTGCCTCCCTGGGCACCACCTGTCTACCTGTGTGGGTAGATTGTGCCATAAGGGAGCACTCCCATCGCAGTTTACCACGGGAAGTCGGGACTCGTCTACGTCTCGACCACGGGCACGGGCACGGCGACCAGCGTCGTCTCGCAGACGGCGTGGACCCTCGACCTCTCGACCGACCTGGTCGAGACGACGTCGTTCGGGGACTCGAACAAGACCTACGTGCAGGGCCTGCGGAACATCCAGGGGACGCTGAGCGGATTCTGGAACGACGCCGAGAGCAAGCTGTTCACGGGGTCGACCTCCACGGACGGGGTGAAGGTCTACCTCTACCCGTCCAGCGCCTCGCTGGGGAAATATTGCTATGGACCTGCTTGGATCTCTGTTACGATGGAAACAGGAGTTGCCGACGCTGTTCAGGTAAATGCTTCGTTCAGTGCCAACGGAGCATGGGGAATCAATCTGTAGTAGCTCATAAAGAAGTGTTAATCGCTCTCTTCCGAGAGAGATTGCACAACTGATGAGTTACCCGGAGGTTGTCGGCGGTGTGCTGGCCGCCGAGGAACAAGGGCACGATGTGGTCGAGGTGGATGTCCTTCGGGGCGACCACCTCCCCGCAGATGCCGCAGACGGAGCGGTCGCGCTCGATGATGGCCTGACGGTCGACCTTCTCGACCACCGGGGCGTTGCGGACGCGAGCGCGCCGGACGGCGTTCCGCGCCCACTGCTTCTCGGGGTACGCCTTCTGGTACTCCCGAGCCTTGCGACGGACCTCTTCAATGCGTTCGACACGCCACCGCTTGACGTAGGTCTGCATCGGTACCGGGTTGGCCCGGTACGCCAGACGCTTCCGCTCTCGGATGACCTCACCTTCGCGTTCACGGCGAACCTTGTCTCTAGCTCGCATCTCCTCAAGACGCAAGGCGTAGGCGGCACGGCGCCGAGCGTTGACTGTCTCAGGGTTACGTTCCCGTTCGGCCTTCACGCGGGCGGAATAGCATGGCTTGCACAACGCCTTGTGCCCGTCGATGCCGGTGCTTCCCTTCGGGAAGTCATCCAGCGGCTTCTCTACGTCGCAGTCGGAGCACCGTTTCCGCCCGGTGGCGAGTGCGACCTCACCCACGGTCGGCTTCTTCGGATGCGCGGCTGCCCATCGCGCCCGCGTCATCGCCGCGGCGCATGGTCGGCAGTAGATGTTCAGCCCGTCCTTTCCGCTCTTCCACGACCCGAAGGCGTCAAGGGGATAGCCCTGCTTGCAGCGAGCGCACCGCTTCATTCGAGTTCGATGTATGGCGCTGGTGCCGGCACTCGGGGCAGATGCCGCTGTCTGGCGAGCGCATGGATAGCCTCCCGCACCACATACGAGCGCGAGGCCCGCATCTCCTCGGCGAGTCGGTCGAGGGTCGCATCGGTCTCTTCGTCGAGACGCAGGTCGACTCGCTGCGTCTTCGGCCTGGGTGTTCGTGGCATACGTACATTGTACCACGACTACCAGATGGGAAGGCGCGTCTGATGGCGTTCTCGCTGGCCGGCAAGACGGGCGCCCTGCGGGTGGGCGGGCGCCCGGCCTTGACCCTCGACGGCTGGTCGCTGAAGACCCGCGAGCAAGCGGACGGCGGCGGCTGGCGGCTGGAGGGCCACGCCTCGGCCAGGGACGACTACTGGCTGGCGCGGGCGGGGGCCTACGACCTCCGCCTGGAGCTGACCCGCTCGGCGTGGCGCTGGCGGGACGTCCCCGCCGCGGCGGTCGTCGTCGACGGCGCGGAGGTCACCATCACGCACGCGGGGGAGCCCGAGGATGCCTAACAACTGGTTCGTGCAGCCCGCCGTCGTGCGCCTGGACCTGGGCGACGGGCAGTGGGCGGAGATCAAGGAGCAGATCACCTACGGGGAGTCGCAGCGCCTCTCCGGGGCCATGCTGCGCTCCGTGCGCACCGCCGCCGGGGACAACGAGGTGGGGGTGGACTTCGCCCGCTACGCCGTGCTGAAGCTCCAGACCTGGCTGGTGGACTGGTCGCTGCGGGACGAGGCGGACAAGCCCGTCCCCCTCTCCCCGGCGGCCATCGAGAACCTGACCCCCGAGGCGGCGGAGGCCCTCAACGCGGCCATCGACGCCCACGTCGCGGAGCGGACCGCGGGAAAAGCGACGAGCACCTCGAATGGGAGCGCCAAGAGCTGAGGGGGTGCCTGGCGCTGTGCAAGGAGATGGGGTGGTCGTGGGACGCGCTGATGGCGACGCCGCCGGACGTGGTCGAGGCCCTCGTGGACTGGCTCAACGAGCAGCGCCGCGAGGCGTCGCAGGCCGCCGCCCAGCAGCAGGCCGTCCGGCCGTCGAGGCGCCGCCGGTGAGGCTAGAGCGCAGCCAGCCAGTCGCGGTACGGCTTCGCCTGCTCGGGGGTCAACTGGTGGGGCAAGCGCAGCAGGGCCAGCCGCCCGTCGTTCGTTTCGATGTACTGGGCGAAGAAGCCCCCAGTATCCGCGATCGCCTTCGTGTACGCCTTCCGCTGGGCGAGGGCCTCGGCCGTCGCGAACACCTCGACCGTCGCGTCTTGCCCCTCGCCGGCGGCGCGGGTGTCCTGCCACGACACCTTCAGGGTGTACTGCCCCGGTCGCCCCAGCAGTTTGTTGGGGTCGCTCTCGGCCGTGAACTCCCGCACCTCCGTCACCGGCAACCCGCTCCCGCGCAGCGAGGCGACGACGGCCTCGGCGGTCAGCGGCGCCCGCGCGGCGCCCCCGCAACCCAGCAGCACCCACGCCCCCAGCACCAGCCCCAGCACCCACGCCCCCGGTTTCATCTGCAAGCTCGCCTCCTACGCAACAGGTTGGCCTCGCTCCAAACGGGTATGGCACGCCTTGCAGACGGAGACGAGATTCTCCAAGGCGTTCATCGCTTCGTAGTTCTCTCCGAACTCCCGGCGGGGGCGGCGATGATGCACGTCCAGCCGTGGGGTGTATTGGTGAAGGCCGCAGATCTGGCACGTGTGCCCGTCGCGCTCCCGGGCCGACTTCGCCTGACTCGGCCAGTTGGAGCCGTAGTAGGGGTAGTAGCCGCCCTTGAACGATCCGCTCGCTTCGGGGTGCTTGCGGACGTAGGCGTACCAGCAGTCCGTGCCGCAGAACCGGCGCTTCTGGGCGTGGTAGCGGGCGCGTCCGCTGTACGTGGTCGTCTCGCCGCACTCAAGGCAGGTAACCACAACGGGAGGCTTCACGCGCCACGGCTGGGGCTTGCCCGTCTTCGCTGCCGACAGACGCGCGCGCATCTCTGCGGGTTTGGTCGTGCCTCGGGTGTGGTCTCCGATGCGGGTGTAGTAGCAGGCCCTGGAACAGTACGACCGAGGCTGGGACGGGAAGCAGTAGAAGTCCGTGCCGCAGACCACGCACGACCGGCGCTCACCGCGCTTGCGCCCGATGTCCGCACATTCTCGGGAACACCACCGAGAGGGGCGAACCGTAACCGCCGAGGGGGTCACGTAGAAGGACTTCCCGCACTGTTCGCAAGTGCGCATGTGCCCCGTCCGCCTCGATGCCTGCACACCTAATTCTATCGTAATTACAAAACAATGGCAATGTCTGGGGCGGAGCTACAAATAGTTTTGCGGGCCAAGGACGAGGCCAGCGCCGTCCTCAAGAAGGTGTCCGCCGAGACGGCCGCGCTGGGCAAGTCCGGGGACACCGCGAACAAGGGGCTGGCCGGGCTGGCCTCCGGGTTCAAGGGCGCGCTGGCCGCCGCCGCCGGGATCGCCGTGGCGGTGGGCGGGGTGACGGCCCTGACCGGCGCGGTCTCCAGCGCCGTGGGCTCGGCGATCGACTTCGAGAAGTCCATGAGCGGCATCAAGGCCGTCTCCGGCGCCACCGGCCAGCAGATGCAGCAGCTCTCCGCCCTGGCCCTGGACCTCGGCAAGGCCACCTCCTTCTCGGCGGGCGAGGCGGCGGACGGCATCTCCGAGCTGGTCAAGGGCGGGGTGTCCATCGGCGACATCTTCGGCGGGGCCGCCTCCGCGGCGCTGGACCTGGCGGCCGCGGGGGGGGTGTCCGTGGGCGAGGCGGCCACCATCGCCGCCAACGCCATGAACCAGTTCAACCTCAAGGGCGCGGACATGTCGCACGTCGCCGACCTGGTGGCCGGCGCGGCGAACGCGAGCAGCATCTCCGTCTCCGACTTCAACCAGTCCCTCGCCGCGGGCGGGGCGGTGGCCGCGCTGGCCGGGCAGAGCATCGACTCCTTCGCCACCGCGGTCGCCCTGATGGGCGCGCAGGGCATCAAGGGCAGCGACGCGGGGACGTCCCTCAAGGCGGCCATCAACAGCCTGATCCCCACGACCGACGTCGCCAAGGCCAAGATGCGGGAGTTGGGGATCATCACGGCGGACGGCTCCAACCAGTTCATCAACGCCAAGGGGCAGATGAAGGGGTTCGGGGAGATCGCGGAGATCCTCCAGACGCAGACCGCCGGCCTGACCGACGCCCAGCGCCTGCTCGCCCTGGAGCTGATCTTCGGCTCGGACGGGATGCGCGCCGCCGGGGTGCTCGCCAGGCAGGGGGGCGAGGGCTTCGACGAGATGGCCGGCGCGATGAAGGCCGCGGGCAGCGCGGCCGACATCGCCCGGGAGCGCCTCAACAACGCGGCGGGGGACATCGAGCAGCTCAAGGGCTCCCTGGAGACGGCGGCCATCACGGTGGCCACCCTGTTCATCCCCGCCATCCGCAGCATCGCCCAGGGGGCCACCGCGGCGGTCAACACGGCGGTGGACGAGTTCAACACCCTCATGGCGACGGCGCAGAACATCGCCGGGGCGCACGGGCTCGGGATGATCCCCGCGGCGCTGACCGCCATCGAGCTGCGCCTGGGGGAGACGCTGGGGGCGGGCGCGCAGCGGGTGTTCCACGACGCCCGGGCGGCGGTGGAGACGCTGGCCGCGGTCTTCGCGGTGGCGGCCGAGCGGGCCACCGATCTGGCCGCCCGCATGGGGCGGGACGCGGCCCCGGCCATCGCCTCCGTGGAGCGGGCCGCGGACGGCGCGGCGCCCGCGGTCGCGGCGGTGGGCGCGGTGCTGCGCGAGACGGGCGAGGCCGTCGACCCGCTGGTCGGCCAGTTCGCGGACTGGCTCGTCCAGCAGCAGCTCGTCACCCGGGAGACGGCCGCCCTGACCGGGGCCGCCCAGCGGCAGCAGGCCGTGGTGGAGGCCCTCTGGGCCGTTCTGCGGAACAACCCCATCCAGGCGCTCATCGCGGCCTTCGTGAGTCTGGGCGCGGAGGTCGACCGGGCGCAGACGGTGACGGCGGACGCGGCCTCGGCGACGGACCGGGCGTGGCAGGCGTTCATCGCCGGGGCGGGCGCGGTGCGCGACCAGGTGGTGGCCCGCCTCAACGAGCTGGCCGCCTTCGTCGCCACCCTGCCGGGGCGCTTCGCGGCGGACGGCGCCGCCGCCGGGGTCGCGCTGGTCACCGCCATCATCCAGGGGCTCAACCCCGCCTCCCTCATCGCGGCCTGCGTGGCGATGGTGGGGCAGGCCACGGCGGCCGCGCAGGCCGCCGCGGCGGCGCAGGCCGCCGGCATCGGCACGGCCATCTGGCAGGGCATGGTCGCCGGCATCGCCGGGGGCATCGGGGCGGTCACCGGCGCCGCCCGCAATCTGGCCGCGTCCGCGCTGGCCTCGGCGAAGGCCGCCCTGGGCGTGTCCTCCCCCTCGCGGGAGTTCGAGCGGATCGGGGAGTGGGTGGACGAAGGCTTCATCGAGGGCGTCGAGGGGATGGCCTCCGAGGTGGAGGGGGCGGTCACCGACCTCATGGCCGGCGCGGGCGAGGCGGCCACCCAGTCGGCGGAGGACGCCTTCGCCGGGCTGGCGACCGCGCTGGGGGCGCAGTTCGAGAAGAGCTTCACCCTGGTGGAGCAGGCCCAGAACAAGATCGACAGCGACCGCGAGACGGCCATCCGGCAGTCCCAGCGGGCCGCCGAGCTGGCCGAGCGCCAGCACCAGCGCCGCCTCGCCGACCTGGAGCAGGAGCTGGGCGGGGCCCGGGGCGACGCGCGCAAGAAGGTGCTGGAGAAGATCACGCAGGCGCACGAGGACGCCGCCCGCAAGGTCGAGGACGTCGAGTCCCGGCTGGCGGACTCGCTGGACGAGATCGCCATCGACGCGGGCGGCCGGCTCCAGGCCGCGGCGGACAAGCAGGCGCTCGTGGCGGGCGAGGCGCTGCGGGACTTCCGGCGGGGCGTGGAGGACGTCAACCGCTCCCTCACCGAGGGGCTGGCCGCCAACGCGCGCAAGGCGGGGCAGGCGGTGTCCGACGCGATGCGGGACGCCGCCGACGCCATCATCGAGACGCGCGATCGGACGGCGGAGGCCATCGCGGAGCTGGAGCAGAACCAGACCCTCGACCGGGGCATCCGGGCCGCGCGCGAGACCTTCTCCGAGGGGCAGGACGCGGAGAGCCTGGAGCGCGACCGGGCGCAGGAGACGGCGGACATGGAGTACCGCCTGGAGAAAGACCTCCAGGCGGCGAAGTACAAGCTGGGCAAGGACCGGGCGAAGGCGGAGACGGAGGAGGAGCGCCGGCAGGCGGATATCCGCTACGCCGAGAGCGTCGAGGACCTCCGCAAGGGCTTCGACGACGCGAAGGCGGACCTGGCCCGGCGCCGGCAGCTCGAGGACGACAACCGGGCCTACCGCAAGCAGCAGCAGCAGGCGCTCCAGGCGTTCAACGACGGCCTGGAGGACGCCGCCCTCCAGCGGCAGGTCAAGCGGTTGCAGGACGAGCGGGACACCCGCGTCCGCGAGATCGGGGCCGCCCTGGACGCGAAGATCGCCCGGGTGCGGCAGAACGAGAAGGACGAGAACGAGGCCCTCCGCAAGAGCGCCGACGAGAAGCTGAACGACCTCCGCGAGCGGTTCTACGACAAGGTCGGGGCGCTCAACGAGGACAGCCGGGTCAAGTTCGAGGCCCTCTTCGCCGGCATCAAGGCGGGCGCGGACGCCGCGGCCGCCGCGGCCAACGCCCTGGCCGACGCCATCAACCGGGCGGCGAACGCGAAACCGCCCGCCGCCGCCGCCGGGGGCGACGGGGCCACCTGGGCGAACCAGCCGCAGGCGGTGAAGGACATGTTCATCGCGGCCTACGGCGCCAACGCGCAGAAGAAGTGGGAGGAGGAGCACGCCGCGGACCTCGCCAAGCAGGCCGGCGGCGGCGGGGGCGGCGGCGGCGGCGGGGGCGGCGGCGGCTCAGCGCCCGCCCAGACGAGCGACCCCCACGCCCCCGGGTTCGACTGGGGCGCCTACAACGCGAAGAACCAGGGGAAGCCCCGCAACCCGGACGGCACCGTCAAGAGCGCCTACGGGAACCCGCTGCGCCCGGGGCAGGCGTCGTGGGTGGGCGAGACGGGGCCGGAGCTGTTCGTCCCCGCGACGGCGGGGCGGCTGATGACCACCAACCAGGTGGACATGGCGGTCACCGGCGGCCAGCACGGGCGGGACGGCGGCGGGTGCGTGATCGTGCTGGAGCTGGACGGCCGCCCGGTGGCGGAGGCGCTGCTGCCCTACGTGGAGCGCGGGATGGACACCCGCGTGCGGCTGGGGGTGGGCTGAGGTGGCGCGCACCCTGCCGGTCTACGCCGTCGAGGTGGCCTGGACGCGGGCGCAGACCGGCGTGGCCGTCGTGGGCACCGCCACGGTGGGCGGGGCGGGCGTGGTCGCCGGGGCGTTCTCCAACTTCACCTTCGCCGCGGTGACGGCGGACGTGCAGAGCGTGGAGATCACGCGGGGGCGAACGGACGACCAGTCGCAGATGGCGGCGGGGCGCTGCCGGATCGTCCTCACGGACACCACCGGGAAGTACAACCCCCAGAACGCCGGCTCGCCGCTGGCGCCCGACGTGCTCCCCATGCGCCCCATCCGGGTGCGGGCCACGCACAACAGCCTCACCTACGGCCTGTTCTTCGGCTGGATCACGCGCCTCGAGCACGACCCCTCGCGCACGGCGAAGACGACCGTGATCGAGGCGGAGGACGTCTTCGGCTGGCTGTCCCGGCTCCGCCCCAGCATCGCCCTCGGGCAGACGACCGTGGGCGCGGCGGTCGGCGCCCTGCTGGACGCCTGCAACATGACCGACCCCGCGTTCCGGTCGCTGGACGCCGGCCACGGGGTGCCCTTCGTCGTCTCCGACAGCAGCACCGACACCAGCGCGCTCCAGGTGATCCAGAACCTGCTGGCGGCGGACATGGGCGTCTTCTTCGTGGACGGCGCGGGGGTGGCGACCTACCGGAGCGCGGCCACGCGGTACGCCCCCGGGGCGGTGGACGACACGCTCACCGCCGCCCTCATCGGGGACGCCCGGCCGTCGGCGGACGCCGAGCGCGTCCGCAACGGGTTCACCGTCCAGCGGGCGGGGGGCGTCCCGCAGCAGGCGTTCGACCCGGTCGGGCGGGACTACACGGCCTACGGCCCCCGCGACGCGCCGCCGCTCACGACCCCGTACTTGTGGGACGACGAGACGGCGGCGAACCTGGCCGCGTTCAAGGTGCTGCTCTACAAGGACCCGGAGGCGCCCGCGCGGCGGGTGCGCCTCGCGAACCGCGACGACGCGCTCATCGTCAAGCAGTTGACCCGCGACCTGGGCGACCGGGTGACCGTGACCGAGACGCTGGGCGGGACGTCGTTCACCGGCTTCGTCGAGGGGGTGCGCCACCGCATCTGGGGGGCGGGCCGGTTCCACGAGGCCGAGTTCACCGTCGTGGAGCGCCGCTTCGACTTCGCCACCGTCGGGTCGTCCGCCGTCGGGTCGGCGCACGTCGTGGGCTATTGAGGGAGCGAGGCAGGGAGTGCCATGGCTGTAACGACCACCTGGAGCAACCCCGCGACCGCCAAGGGCAGCGGGGGGCTGGACTTCGCCACGAGCGACACGATCGACGAGACGACGCTGGACCGCTACGCCTCCAACCTCTACCACCTGGGGGGCACGGCGGGGCACATCGGCGCGCGGGTGTACCACAGCGCCGACCAGAGCATCACCACCGCGACGGAGACCACCCTCGCGTTCAACAGCGAGCGGTACGACCTCGACCCGAACGGGGCGATCCACGACACGGCGACCAACAACAGCCGCCTCACGGCGCGGACGGCGGGCCGCTACCTCGTGGGCTGCAACTTCTACTTCGTCGCGAACAGCACGGGCTACCGCTACTGCTACCTGCTGCTCAACGGGAGCACGCAGCTCGCGTTCGTCAGCCAGCCCGCGGTCAACGGGGACATCAACGGGATGCAGGTCGTCACCGTCTACGAGTTCAACGCGACCGACTACGTGGAGGTCCGGGTCTACCAGACCTCCGGCGGCGGCCTCAACGTGGTCGCCGGCGGCCAGCGCAGCCCGGAGTTCTGGATGGCGAAGGTGTGAGGGCGCTGCGGTGCTGGAGCTGACCTACACCCGGCCCAACGACCTCGCCCAACTGCACGACGAGCTGCTGCGGGCGGTCCCCTCGCTGCGGCCGGTGCCCGGCGGCGGCCCGTCCGGCTACGCCGCGGCGGTGATGTCGGCCGAGGCGTCGGGGGAGGACGTGCGGCTGCTCGTGCCGGACGATACGGACGCGGGGGCCGTGGACGCGGTGGTGGCGGCGCACGTCCCGCAGGCGCGGTACGCACCGGACGACCTGCTGGCCCGGCGGGCGCCCCTGCTCCGGGACAACCGGCGGCGGGCCGACCTGGCCCGGCTGCGGCGCTCCGTCGCGGCGGCGGGGACGGTCGCCGCCCTGCGGGCCGCGACGGCCGAGGTGCTGGACTTCTTGGAGCGGGAAGGAGCGCAGGCGGAGTGACCCTGGACGAGCAGCGGGACTGGCGGGACATGCCGAAGTGGCGGGCGGCGTGCGGGCAGGCGGCGCGGAAGGCGGCGGCGGACGTGCTGGCCGAGAGCGCCGCGACGGACCACCACGAGCTGCGGGCCGACCTGGCGGTGAAGGTGCTCAACGACCCGAGCGACGCCTGGGAGGTGGCGTTCACCTACAGCGCGGCCGCGCAGCCGGCCGTGACCACCACCCCCACGGACCAGGACCTCTTGTTCACGGTGAACGCGCTCTGGAATGCGATGGCTGGCTGTCCTGGCCCGGCGTAGGGCCGCGGAGAGAGGAGGCCGGACGTGGAGCCCGCACCCCCGAACCCCCCGGCAGCCCCGGGCGCCCCGCCGCCGGACGGCCACAGCCCGGCCTCGCGCGGGGTGCGGACGTGGGTGGCGGTGGGCTTCCTGCTGATCTGGCTGGTGGCCGTCCTGTTCGACTTCTTCGCGCACGCCGAGCCGGTGCTGCCGCTCTGGTTCCAGATGCTCGGGCTGGTCGTCCTCGGCTTCGTGCTGAACATCGCCACCGAGGACCTGCCCAGCATCGGGGGCCACAAGTGAGGAGCGCCGCCTGGGCCGGCGACCAACCGATCACCCAGCGGTTCGACGACCCGTGCTGCCGGGCCGCCTACGCGCGCTTCGGGTACCGCGGGCACAACGGCCTCGACCTCGGCTGCTGGCTGGGCACCGTCCTATACGCCCTGCGCCCCGGCGTCGTCGAGTGGTCGGGGTACGACGGCAGCGGGTACGGCGAGCTGGTGATCGTGCGCTACGACGACGACGGCAGCCGGTGGTACTACGGCCACCAGCGCGTGCGCCTGGTGCAGACGGGGGCGCGGGTCGCCGCGGGCACCCGGCTCGGCACCTCGGGCAACACCGGCAACTCGAGCGGCCCGCACCTGCACATCGGCAAGCGCCCGGCGGGGAGCGACCCGGGCAACGGGTTCGGGGGGTTCGTCGACCCCTCCCCGGAGCTGCTCGCCTCGCGCATCCCGCCGCCCCTACCCCCGACCGAGGAGGAGGTCGCCGCCATGTCCGACTGGGAGTTGACCCACTGGGTGTTGCAGCCGCTGTACGCCTGGGCCGGGCTCGAGGCGGCGTTCAACCCGGACGGGGCGATCGCCAAGTGCTGGGTGGCCGCGGTGCGCGCGGGGCACTACCCCGGGCGCCCGCGGACGGCCGACCGGCCCTACGGCGGGGAGGGGGACGCGGCGCCGGCCGGCTGGTGGAGCGAGTTCGAGCAGGAGCTGCTCATCGCCAAAGCCGACGGCACGCTGTCCTGGACGGGCTAGAAGGAGTAACGATGATCGGGACCGGCCCGCGGTTCGTGCTGCTGCTCATCGCCTGCGTGCTCTTCGCCGTGGCGGCGCTCTGGGCGCCGCCGGCGCCGCCCCGCTTCAACCTCGTGGCGGCCGGGCTCTTCTTCTTCGCCGCGGCGTGGCTCTTCGCGGGGTAGCGGTGCGCGGCTGGGGCGGGCTCCTCGTCCTCGCGCTCTGGCTCGCCCTGGCGATCGCGCTGGCCTACGCCGTGCTGGTCGTGGCGCGCTAGGCGCGGGGGCCTACCAGCGCACCGACTCGAGCAGCGCCGTGCCCGCCAGGAACAGGACGGCGGCGCCCGCGAAGCAGAGCAGGCCGAACAGGGCGGCGCTGAGGCGGCGGGTCATCACCGGACGACCATGTTCGCCACGAGGGCCTGGATGGTGCGCGCGGAGAGGATGAGCGCGAGGCCGATGCAGGCGTTGAACGCCGCGCTCTTCGACTTCTCGATCGCCTGCGGGTTGCCGCCGCTGGTCATGAAGTAGAACCCGGCGAGGCTGAGGAAGAAGACGAACAGCAGCAGGCCGAGGGCCTGCGCGATGGTGATCGCGTTGTTGATGGTCTGCCCGAAGGCGCCCAGGTCCATACCCCGTCCTCCTCGCGCGTCAACGCTGTGCTACTGTACAGCACATGATACACACATCAGCACGGAGCACCTACGGGGCTATACTGTCCGCAGCGTGCCGAGGAGACCGACCGTGGCGACCATGATCCGCTTCCCCGTCGAGGTGAAGGAGCGGCTGGCGGCCATCGCCGCGCGGGAGCGGCGCACCTTCACCGCCCAACTGCTGCTCATCATCGACGAGTGGCTGGCGATGAAGGAGACGCGGTCGGATGATCGGAAGGCCGAGCCGCCGGCACCCTGACGCGCCGCCCCCACCCAAACCCGGCAGCGTCGCCGATCCCCTCGCCCCGACCACGCAAGAGTGGCGCGAGTCGGAGCGGGGGAAGGCCGCGGCCCGGGCGGGGCGCCTGCGCCTGGTCGCCCTCGCCTGGTCCCTCCCCTTCCTGGCCG